ATCTGAAAATCTATACAAACAGCTCTCTGATGGATCGGATGATACCGTCTGGGGAGCGATCTCCCGGGCGGTAATCTATATGGGTACTGTCCTTCGCAGGCTTAGTGTGCCTTATAACTTTGATGACAGTGTAGTGCGTGAATGTGTGTTGATACATACCGTCTACGAATTGCACATAGCGTTAGGGCATGAGGAAGCGGGAAAAGAGTATCGTATAAAAGCGCGTGATATTATCCGTGCCGCTTGGGGAGATTTTCCCGAAGCCGATTCAGCCCCTGAAAAAGGGACGGCGGCGGCTGTCGCTAAACCGCCGCCGCGCAAGGGTTTTAAAGAAGCGTGGCGTTAGAAGCGTTAGACAGGCTCGCCGCGTCTTTAAACCAGCCCGCGAAGCTCGCGACAATCGGCGGCATGGCTGTTGAGATGATACGAAGCAAGATACATAAAGGCGAAGGCTTCGCGCCTCTGTCGCCAGCGACTGTAGCGTATCGGGGAAACGGACGGCCGTTACAGGATACAGGAGCGTTACGCGATTCAATCACATATAAAGTGATTGATGATAAAACTGTTAGCGTAGGTACAAAAAATCCTTACGCCGCTGTGCATCATAACGGAAAGGAAATTCACGCAAAGAAAGAATGGTTATGGATTCCCGCCGCGGGTGTCCGTCAAATAATGCGCGGCAAAAACGGCGGTTATAGCGTAACAGATGTGATACGAAGCGTAAAGTCACGAGGCTATAAAGTTTTTCGTAAAGGCAGAACTTTTGTTTACAGTGAAAAGAAAAGAACGCGCAACGAAGAAGGTAAACTTGTATATAAACATCATGTTTTGTATTACTTGGTAAAGTCGGTAAAGATTCCACCTCGTCCATTTTTCTTTCTTACAGATAACGATATGAAAATTTTAACGCGGGAGGTTGGAAGTGATCTTGAACAGCTTTGAAGCGTTAAACGCTTTCGCGAATCAGCTTGAGCGTAACATCGCGGGTAAAGAGTTTAAAACAAAAGTCATTGTCACGCCTTCGTCTGTTAATGAGGCTGGTGTTGTTATCAAAGTAAGTTTGTTAAAGACTTTTATTTCAACAAATGTTCCAGCGGCGAAAGCAAGCAGAACACTGCGCGTCCGAGTATCGGTTTGCGGCAGAATTGAAAGCATGACAGGTTTAAAACAGGCTGTCGAAGCGATTGAAGCTCTTGATCGTTATCTGACATTGCCTGACTTGAGGCTTGAAACAAAAGACGATTATACTTTATCGCCTGTAGGAATAGCGAACAGCCGTATTACTCAATATGTCAGCGAAGAGGACAGTTTTATAGACAGTCCTGATTCGATAAAAGTACAGGACGCGCAGGACGATCGAATCATAATAATAACATTTCCAAATTAGGAAGGAGAATTTTTAATGGCTATTCACATAACAAAATACGAGAAAAAAGACGGTAAAGTCCGTAAAATCAAACACGGAAAAAACGGGACTTCCGGCGGATCGGCGGGATCAACGCCTGTCGCGGATAACAAAAATCAACAAGCTGGAAATTCCGGCAAACAAGGAGCGTAAACATGGACGATAGGAATCAAAAAGTTCTTATAGGCGATGACAGCATGATCTTCACAGGCGATTTAAGCGAAAATGAATTTGAAGGTGACGCTGTTAAAACTATCAATGAACTGATAGGTCAGCAAGCGTCATCAGACATAAAAAGGCACATGTGCGTTATAACCGCGATCGGCGCGTCTTCAATTTTCCCTGAAGGTTTAATTAAGGGAGACTTGTTTCCGGCGATTGGAGACGAAGTACCCGGCGATGGCGATAAATTCCGCGCGCTTAGTTTGACCCATGTCGCGGACGCGTCCAGCTGGTCATTCGGCATTACCCAGGGTGAAATTGACGTTACGCGCCTTAATGACAAGTTCAGAAAATACCGGCTTGGAAAAAAAGACGCGCAGCTTTCATTGTCGTCAATCTTTACAGTCGGAGAATCGGATCGCCCGGGCGGTGTAGTAAACCGCAGTATGAAGCTTGTTATTCAGAAAAAAGACGGCACATACATGGTAAGCGATGAAGCCAACCGCGCGCTCTACATGCTCGGGTATGTAAATAAAGCGGCGTTACCGGAAGAAACCGATGATTTTGTTTTCGCTCAAGTTTATCTTTATAACACAAGGCTTGGCGGACAATCGGGAAGCGCGCAGTCTTACGACGCTTCAGGCAGGCTTACAGGAATGGATCCTGTATTCTATTCTCTCGAAGCTCAGACAGCGTAAAAAAAATAAAGGAAAAAATTATGAAATTACCAATATCAAAAGAAGGTGTCTTTACACCTAACTTTAACAAAAATAAAGAGCTTCCTGTAACAGATCAAATAACAGTGCGTTACAGACAGCCTACTGTCGCGATTAAAAACCGCTGCCGAAGCAAACCTCAAGCGAAAGCGATTTCCAGGGCGGACGGACGCGTTGAGCAAATGGAAATAACCATAGATAAAGACGACCTCGCGACATTAAAGGAAATGATTATTTCAATTAGTAATTGCTCATACGGCGAAGGCGATGGACCGGAACAAAAAATTGTAAGCGCGCAGAATCTTATTGACGCGCCTTTGGTTTTTGAGCCTCTCTTAAAAGAAATCGTTAAAGAGTTTGACCGCGTTCTGGATGAATCAAACATAAACGAAAAAAACTGATAATCGCTTACCGGGTATACCGCGCCGGTAAGCATAAAGCGAGCGTACGTCCGGGGCGCGATTTATTCTGGAATACGCGGGCGAAAGATGAACGCGGATTGGATGTCTTTATCAGGTATAGTGAATGCGCTTCATATATCACTGAGGAAGTGATTTCCGCGATAAATATTTTTAGCGCGAGTGAAATAATGGGCTGTCTGCCGTTCGCGGGCGGCTGGGCGGAACAGCCGGAATGGATAACACAGGCGTTAACTGTATTGAAAGTTGAACGCTATAAAGTGGATGAGGAAGAGCGAGAAGCCAAGCGGCGGGAATAGAGGATCGTAAAAAATATGTCAAATGACAAAACCCTTGAATTACAAATACGAATCGCCGCGGAAGAAGCCGCGAGAATAGTATCCGCGCTTAAAGGAGAAATTAAAGACTTATCCGATGAAGCGGGGAAGTTCTCAAAAAACGAAGGCGCTAAACTTAAAAACTCATTTAAAGAAGCTGAAACCGCCGCGAAGGATACAGTAACAAGTATTGGTGATATAAAGAACGCTCTTGGCAGTCTCGCGGAAGTTGTAGTCGCGACTAAGGCGCTGTCATTTATTAAAGATATGGGCATCTTCGCGCTAGAAACCGCGGATAACTTCCAATCCATGAAAAACCAATTCGGTATTTTGTTAGGCGACATGGAAGCGGGCGCCGGATTATTCAATGAGATAAAAGCTTTTAATGACGTTACTCCTTTTGATCTTGATACACTTACGCAAGCGACAAATGTGCTGGTCGCCGCTAAAGTGCCGCTTCAGGATTTGCGAAGCCAGCTTACAAGATTTGGCGATTTATCGCAGGGAAATTCTCAAAGATTAACAAGTTACGTGAACGCGTTTTCCCAGGCGGCGGCGAAGGGTAAAGCTGACATGCAGATTTTAAATACATATCTTAATCAGGGCGTTCCTATACTCGACGCGTTAGCGAATAATTTTGGCGTAACAACAGCGGAAATCGCGGAGATGTCAAGCCAGGGCAAGATTAGTTTCGCTGATTTTTCCGCGGCGCTTGAAGACCTTACAGCCGCCGGAGGTCAGTACTTTGGCGGTATGGAACTCTCTTCTCAAAGTCTTACCGCGATGCAGGAAGGTTTGAAAGAAGCGACAAATTCTTTAGCCGCATCTTACGGTGAAATTTTTATACCTGCCGCGATTGCTGTAGTAAAAGTATTAACAGATATAACAAACGCGATAAATGAAAGCCCTATAGTTAAAGGTTTACTTACAGGAGCTTTAATAGCGCTTACAGGATATCTTTCCGCGATGGCGGTAAAAGCCGGGGTCGCGTTTGTCGCGCAAATGAAACTTAATCTCGCTGTTGGAGCTTTAAACCCTGTCGTATTAGCGTCAACACTCGCTGTCGCTGGACTCGCCGCGGGTTATACCGCTATGACGGCGAAAAATCAGGAAGCTGCTAAAGAAGCGGAAAAAAACGCGTTCGCTCAACGAAATTTAGCGGACGCTATAAAAGAAGCCGCAACGGCGATGGAAAGTTATACACAACAGTATAAAAATATGAACAATAACGATCGCGCTGAATCAATAAGAGAAGCCTCTATGGCTGTTAATGAATACCAAATGGAATTATATAAATTAAAAACACGACTTGATGAATTAAATAATATTACAAGAGGTTCTGTTACTGAAACATATATAGGCGGTATAGAGGGATATTTCGCGATAATCGCGGAAAGAGAAGAGGAAATTAAAAAATTAGAAGATGATATAAACAAAATTGGAGGACTCTTGCAAATAGCGCAAACCAATCTTCGCGCGCATAATCAGGGATTACGAAATGTTCAACAAGATATTTTAAATAATGAAGCTATATTCAGCCGCGAATGGCGAAATAAACTGTTATCTGAAACTGAGGCAATAGAAAATGAAAAGCAGCAGGCTATAAACAAGTTACAGCGAAACGCCCAAGAAGCGTTTGGCGTATCGTGGGAACGAAATACAGCGTATCAGGACGAACTTAGAGCGCTTAATACTTTTTTCTATAATAAACAAGCGGACCTGACTAAAGCGTCCAGAGAGGCCGCCGGAAAATGGAAAGAATCCTGGGATGAAATTTGGAACCAGTTTGAAGCGGAACAAAATGAAAATAATTTTTATAATGTTGATTTGGAATATTCAATAAGACTAAATGAAGCCGACGCTTTTGGAGCGAATGAAACAATAATAAATCAAATCAACGAATATTACGAAGCCCAACGGCAAAAAATAATAGATGATCTCTCGGAAAAAGAAGCGCGAAAACGAAAAGAGCTAGCTGATGAAGAGGCGCGTATCGCTGAAGAGGCGGCAAGTAAATTAAAAGAAAATATCGAAAAAGAAGGCAGCCTGCGCAGGATGTTCAACAGGTCAAGAATTGATGACATAGAACATGAGATGCAGACAGCGTTAGACGCAATTAAAGAGATAGAAGATTATCGAATCAGCGCTGCGGAAGATTCTGAAGAACAAATCGCGGAAATTAAAAAACATTACGCGCAAATGCGCGATGAAGCGCATTTGTACTTTAAAATAAAAATTGATACAGCCACGCTTCAGGAAGCGCGAGAGTCTGTTAAAAACTGGGAGAATGAGTTATCAGACAGCCTCTTGCGGACATTTATGAATATTGAGGGATTAGCCGAAAGCGCGGCGGTTGTCATAAGCGACTTAACATCACAGCTCATCCAGCTTTCCGCGTCAGCCGCGCTTAAAGGTTTTGAGGAGTTAGGTCGCGCGCTTGGAAAAGGTCAAGACGCCGCCGAGTCTATGTCTCAGGCATTAGCGCAGATGGCGCGGCAAATATTAAATCAGCTGCCGATGATGTTTTTGCAAGCGGGATTACAATTGATAGCGAATGGTCAATGGCCGATTGGATTAGCGTTTATCGCCGCCGCCGGATCCGCGGCGATAATGTCAGGTTATGTCAGCGGAGTCGAAAGCCAGAACGCTCAAGATGGAAAAACAGCCAAAGCTTACGCCGCTGGAGGAGCTTTCACAAATCAAATTATCAGCGCGCCGACATACTTCGCGCATGGCGGCGGGTTTGGGCTTATGGGCGAGGCGGGACCTGAAGCGATAATGCCATTGACGCGAATGTCTAACGGAAATCTTGGCGTGCAAACAGCGGGCGGCGATTCTGAAGTGAATGTAATAATAAATAATTATTCCGGTGAAAATGTCTATCAGAAAGAATCCACTAACGAAAATGGCGCGAGAGAACTGGAAATTTTTATTGGAGAGGCTATAAATAAGCATTTAGCGTCAGGCAAAGCCGACCGTCCAATGGCGCGTTACAATTTGCGTCACATGGGGGTGTAATATGACACATATATTCTGGCCTGATTTATTACCCGCGGATTTTTTAGCTGACGGTTTAAGCGTTCAGCCTCAAAGCAATGTTATTCGCACATCTATGGACGCGGGTCCAAAAAAAACGCGCAGGCGTTATACAGCGAGAACTGTAAATTTTAATGGGCTTCAGCGTTTTGATAACGCTGAATTAAATGTATTTGAACAGTTTTATAATACAGTTCTGGCGGACGGAGTATTGCGTTTTAATTATAAAGATCCCATTTCCGGAAAGCTTGAGGAATTTCGTTTCACAGATGATTATACCGCTACAGAAATCGGCGGTATATGGGAAGTCACTCTGCCGCTTGAGAGATTATTATGAGCCGCTTATCACAAGAGGCGACAAAATCTGTTTTCGCCGCGGAAACAGAAAAAGTTTTTTTACACCTGCTTACTATCGAGACGTCAGGCGGAGTATTATTGCGCTTTGTGGATAATAACCAGCATATTGTTTCCCGCGGGGAGGAATATTACGCCGCGGGATTTACAATCATACTTCCGGAACAAACTGATGACGCTCCGCGTCCCTGCCGGCTCGCGATCGATAATACAGATTTATTAATTTATCAGGAAATAAAAAAAGCGGCGCGTCAGGAAATAATTATTACTGTCTCCGTCATTATGGCTGATACTCCAGATAGATATGAACGAGGACCGCTTAAATATAAACTGCGCAATGTCAGAGCGACAAAAGAAACTATCGAAGGCGAAGTGTACGATTTGTATTTGACGGATCGAAAATATCCAAAAGACACATATACGCCGGATGATTTTGAGGGGATGTATTTCTGATGTATAAATGGGTAAATAAATATATTGGCATTCCGTTTGTTTCTAACGGCAGAGCGATGGATGGATGCGACTGTTACGGGTTAATACGTTTAGTTTTGCGTAACGAATACGGAAAAACGCTTCCGGAACTGTCAAATAATTATAATGACGCTTTAAACATAGCCGAAACGATGAGACTTTTTTCAGAGCATCGCCCGGTACTGGCGGCGAAAAAATTAATTAAACCGGAAGAAAAAGCTGTAGTAGTTATAACAGAGCGAGGACATCCTTGTCATATAGGCATAGTAGCGGGTAACGGTTTTATATTACACACAGGAATTAAAACAAACAGCGTTTGCCAGAGGGAAACACATCCGTTTCTTCGCGGCCGTATAGAAGGATATTATCATGTCAGTTAAAATAATCGCGCAGTTACATCCATTAAGATCAAGCCGTATTAATATTACAGTAAGCCCGAAACCAATATCGGAAATAATTCATGAACTAAATTCCGGTTTTCCATTATCACAGGCGCGCGTTTGCCGTAACGGCGAAATTATCACTGATTTCTCGTTAGCCGCTAATGACGGCGATACCCTTACAATTAAGTTTGTCCCTTATGGAACTCCTCAAGATGTTGGCGTGGGTATGAAGACAGGCGGGGGTATAGCGTTTTTAGCCGGTCTAATTTTAGCGGCCGGGTTTGGCTGGACAGGTATCGGATTGACTGTTGGTTTGTTTATTATGGGTGTAGGCGTTTCCGCTGTTCTTACCGGCGTCGCTTTAATGAATATGCCCGCGGTTAAAGATAAAGAAAAACCGGAGATCGATCCCTCAATTAGAGGGGGAAAAAATCAAGCCAGACTGCGTGGACGAATACCAGTTTTATTCGGAAGGCACCGGATTTATCCCGATCTCGCCGCTAACTCTCATACGGAAATAATTGGCGATAATCAATATTTTATTCAAATGTTTTGCGGCGGTTATAAAGACTGCGTTATCGATCTAAACAGCGTAAAGTTAGGTGAAACTGATATTAAGGAATTTTCACGGACAAACAATATTAATTCCATTCTTTCTGGCGGTGATTCTTTAATAAGACTTGAGATACTTCAAAATGGAGAATCGTCAAAAATTTATCCTCATTGTGTACATGAAGATATGATTAACACGCCGCTTCAAAATCAAATTGACGGCGGAGATGGCTCTAAAATACCTGGTGTAATTATAAAAACAACACCAGATAAAACCGATAAAATCAATGTCGACATCTTTTTCATGGGCGGACTTGGAAAATATAACAATGATGGAGACCTTGTATCCGCCTCTGTGACAATTAACGCGTGTTATAAACCCGCTGGCGCTCCGGACAGCGCGTACCAATTACTTGGGTATTTCAGCGATGAGTCAAATGAAATATCAGGAGCTGAACTAAAAACAAAACGTTATCAGATAACGAGGCAGGGTCTCGCGCCAGGACAATACACAATAAAACTTGAACGCGAAACGGCTGACTCAACAGACAGTAAGATAATCGATCAAGTATACGCCGGTTCTATAAGATCGTTTAAGACAACCCGTCCAATCCGCGAAGAACGCCAGAAAGATTTAACAATAATCACTATACGCGTAATGGCGACAGCGAAATTAAACGGAGTTATTGACAGCTTTAATTATGTGGCTGAATCAAAACTTCCCGTATTTTCATCAAACGGAACAGGACCTTTATACTGGCTTAACACAGCGGAAACAAGAAACCCCGCGGCGATGCTCATGTACGCTTTGTGGGGAAGACCAGCGCAGCAGACAGTAGACCCTGATGATATCGACTGGCCTTCAGTAGAAGCCTATTATTTATGGTGCGAGGAGCGTAATTATTCGTGTAACGCTTATATATCCGAAGCTGTGACAATCGCGGAATTAATAAGAATGATTGGCAACACATCCCGCGCGGATATTCTTCGTATTGATTCAAAAATAACAGTAGTCCAGGATATTGAACGTCCAGCGCGTTTCCAGTTATTCACGCCGAAAAACACTATCAGTTACAGCGTCACTATGTTTAACGTTGATATCCCTGACGCTATTTCGTTACGCTACATTGATGAGAAATCAGGTTACGCGCAAAATGAGTTATCTGTGTTTAATACGCCTGACGGCAATCAAATAAAAGAGCCGGATACAGTTCAAAAAGTTGATCTTTGGGGTATTACTGATGATGAGCAAGTACGGCGTATTGGAATGTACAATTACGCGTGTTTAAAAAACAGGCCTTTTGTTCATACAATAGAAGCGGATATCGAATACCTGGTTGTTAACAAAGGCGACTGGATACAATACGCTGGCGATATAGCTCTTACAGGATCAGTTCAAGGAAGAATTAAAGGAATTATTTTCGCGGATAATGTATGCGTTGGTATTGATACAGACGAGCCTGTAGTAATGACAGCGGGTCAACATCACGCCGTTCGTATAAGACTGGAAAATGGAATTATTATACTTAAAGAAGTAGTTTATAATCCGGGAATAAGACGTGAAAAATCAATCGTTTATTATCCGACTGATGAAAGCGAAAATAAGGATTTATACGAGCCTTTTGTTGGGGATTTATACGCGATAGATGAAGAAGATAATATTTATTATGAGCCTCAAAATGTTATTTTTTTTATTGAACCAATTTTAAAAGAAAACGCTCCTAAAGCGGGTAACATTTACGCTTTTGGCGTCAGAGGATATGAGGCGATCGATTTAATCATTACAGACATACAACCCGGACAAAATTCATCCGCGGTTCTTACATGCGTGGAATATAGCCCTGAAATATTTAATGTTGATAAGCCCGGTTTTATACTGCCGGAATTTGTAAATCGCGTAACGCCTGTATCAGGGGCGATGGATTCAGGCGTTGTTAACTCTAATAAATGGCTTTTTTTCGCTGTTTATCATGACAACGAAGATGAGCCGCCGCGCCCTTCAGCTGATGGACAGAATGGCGGCTGGTACCGCGAGCAGACATTCCGTTCCGTATGGCAGGCGTCAAAAACAGCGGTATCAATTGAGAGTGGCGAGTGGGGGCATCCTGTCAGGATTAAAGCCCAGCGCGGAACCGATGACATCACTCCGATATGGCTTGGTCTTACGCCGCAAAATATTCTATTAGATACTGATGGCGATGGCAACATACTCGCTGGTTTATTGCCTATTAATATTCAAGCCAGATTGTTCAGATGGAATTCTCTTCTTGAAAACGCCGCATTCTCTCTTGTTAACGCGCCGGCAGGTGTTTCTATAGATTCAAACGGATTAATAATTATAACAATTGACGCCATGTTAGGTGACAATAATAAAATCACTGTGCGGGCTGAATACCAGAACGCTGTATACACAACAATTCTAACAATTACAAAAAACTTGAACAGGTACGCGCCAAGATACCTTGGGACTGTAAAAGCGTTATCTGAAACCGCTGTTGTCAGTATTATAACAGGTCCTATCCAGGGACATGTACAAGCGAGACAAGGCGATTTTGTTCTCGCTATTTACGCGGTCGCGAATAAATTAGCGGGAAGTGTTTTTCAATGGACTGGCAGTGAATGGAAATTCCGCGCGCCTGACACTCATGTCGATCTTTACATGCGTTGTTTTAAAGATGGTCTTGATGTCCCGGAGCTGACACAGGACATGGGATGGTTTGGCGCGTTATTCGCGAGAATGCTTATCGCGCAAAGAGCCTTTATTGAAGAGCTGCAAGTACAATTGATACAGGTTAAAGGAGCGTTATTCGGCGGTGAAAGATTTACTAATTCTAATGGGCAATTGATAGATTTAGGATCGTCAAGAAATGGTTTTTGCGTAGCGCAGGACGGTATTTTTAAAGCGTCAGGAGTAGATATAAGCGGACGAATTAACGCGACAAGCGGTAAAATTGGCGGCGTGACTTTAAATAATGAAACAATAACAGTAGATGGCAGAGCTTATGTTCCAAAAGGCTATATTTATTTTCGGTTAAGAGGAAGACCGCGTCCAAGTGTACTATACACTGGTGTATGGCATGATATAAGCTCGCAATACGCCGGGTTATTTTTTCGCGTGAAAGGCGGTAACGCCGCGGATTTTGAAAAAGATCAAGCGCAGAGTATTCAATCGCATCGCCATGTTTTTGCTGATCCTCCATATTTGGAGAGAAGATACCAAGAAAATAACGAGTCACTTCGGGAGCAAATATTATTTCGGGGTACTGGTCTTAGATTTGATAGGTACGAAACCGAGTATACAGGAAGCGCGGAAACGCGCCCTGTAAATACTACAATAGAAGTATGGGAAAAATACGCTGAAGATTGGGAATAGCATTTAACTCCACTAGATTAAATATTAATCACAGAGTATATAATATTTTTATGGCGTATATTAAAACAATTTGGAAAGCTCGTAAAGGCTCCGGTCTTAATAGATTTAGAAAAATTCAAGAAACAACCAGCTCAGTAATTTTAAATAATGAGCCAAATTTAATTGATGAGCCCGGCACTCCTTTCAGCGTTAAATTAATGAATAACATTGAAGAAGGGATCGAGAAGGCTCATTTTTTAATTGTCGAAGAATCGGTGGAAAGAAAAGAAACTGATCAATCTTTACAGCAAGCGATATTAAATGAAGTAGAAAACAGAACTATCGCTGTGTCCGAAGAAGCGCGTAACAGGACAGCAGCAATAAAAGAACATGATGAAAAAACTACAGCGCATCCTGATATTAGAAATATTTTAAACAGGCTTACTGGTTTACCTGAATGGGACTCTGATAATCACATTTTAACATTTACCGCTGAAGATGGCTCGACTCTTGAGGTTGATATCCCTCTGGAAAATCTGATAAAGGAAATTGATTTCGACCCCGCGACAAATGAAATAATTTTGTTTAAACACGATGGTACTGAAATTAGAATTAATGTCGGTGATTTAGTTGATGTGTACACAGGTTCTATAGGGACACATATACAAATAAAAATAGATGATGAAAATGAGATACAAGCGATTTTACGCGCCGGTTCAATAACCAGATCAGAACTAGCGGCGGCATTGCTTACAGAACTTGATGACAAAGCTAATAAAAACGAAGTAATTCCCTTAAACCAAAAAGGCGCGGCTGGCGGCGTCGCCACGTTAGATAATAATGGAACAATCCCCGCTAATCAACTTCCTGAAGGCGGAGGATTATTTACAGTCGCGCGTGACGAAACGCTCAGGGGAGATGGCACTTCTGGAAACCCGCTTGGGGTAAATCTTCCTATAGGCGTTACATACAGGCAAGGCGCTGGAGATTACGATCCATATGAAGCGGGATTGCCCGGTGAATGGGCGTTGTGGAATGAGCG